CCCCCGCGCGCGCACACCACCCCCCCGCCCCCCCCCCCCGGGGGTATTTTTCCCCCCCCGGGGGGGGGGAGCCCGATCCACACTGCCACTACCTCTTAGGTGGTGCGCTTATATAGTACTGCAGCCACGAGGGCGGTGCAACTTGAGATCGGCTGATACGCAGTATGGTAGCCGGCACGACGCCACCTCCACTGGAGTAGCCTGGCGATAGGCCTCCACTCTGATCTGACGTCGATGATGACGAACGTGGTACTCATTGCTTCCCTCCGCAGCATTTGGCGCATAGCTCCTGCTTCCTGGTGAGTTTCCATCCTCCGGCAGTGAGCTTGTTTTCGTGGATATACAACCAGTCAGTGTCGAGCCGTTCGGCGGAACGTAGGCCGCCGTCAGTATGTGTGCAGCCACACCGATCGCAGGTTGTGATGAAGGTGATCTCCTCTAGGTCGTTGCTAATGTGTACGTCAAGCATCTTGGTCTGCTTTGTGTTCGGGGCACAGGCAGGCGCCGTCGTAGGTGGGGGCCACGTCCCAGCCTGCACGTTCTAGCGACTCGAGCATCCTGCGCATATTGGTCTCGGCCGAGTAGCCGGCGTAGGGGCGGTACGAGTAGGTGCTATCACACTGGTCGCACTTCACAAACGCGGTGCTACTAGAGATTTTGCCTTCCTGCTTCAAGTAGACAGTGGTCATTTCTTCCTCCTGCACGCCCCGCACAGGGCCTCCAGCTGCCCCACCTTCCAGCCGAGCGTGCGGGCGGTAGTCTTGACGGTGGACTCTACTGTCACCCAGGGCTTGGATCGATTGTGCATTTGGGTGATGCGCGCAATGCCGCATGCGGAGCACTCGAGCTCGGCACGCCATTGATGCCCAACGAGTTTGATGTTTACCATGGGATGCTTACTCCTCTTCTAGGTTTCGGGGAAAGTCCTTGATGCCCATTGTCGGGCTCTTTCTGTGTGTGGGTGTGCGGCGGCCCATGCTTCGAAGTGTTCAGCTTCTGGGCCGCCATAGTCTGGTTGCGTGTATGTCTCTACCTGTTGGACCATCCACCTGCATTGTGGACAGTAGAGGATGGACCAGTAGTGGCTGCCGTCACGCCAGGTGTCTCTCCGGTAGCGTTCTCCGGCAGGGATTGGTGTCCAGCATGCGCCGCAGACCGTCCCACCACGTGATTGGTGGTAGGTGGTTCTACGGCGCAGCTGGATGTTCACTGCATTGCCGCCCAGCGAGCGAGGGCGGCCACGGCGAGTTCGCTGCAGGCGTCCATGTTCTCAACCGGGTCCGAGGCGTTATCTGCCTTGAAGGCGAGTCGCAGAATCTCGGCCCGATCGATGCGGGTCGTCTTCTCGGCCTTCTCGGCTGCTTCGTGGCACAAGATGTCGCTTGCACAGTAAGCGGCGGCGGCGAGCTTGAGCATGTCCGTGTCGTCGTCGAGGTCCATCTCTGCAATGAATTCAACACCAGAGGTGTCATCACCGATCGCAGGCCCCTCCCAGGTGGCCATGAAGTCAGTGGCCTTCCGGTACTTCGCGATCGCAGTCTCCTTCTCATCATCCTTAGAGGATGGGGCGAAGTCGGCGGGAGCGTACTTGGTGAACCATGTCATGCTCAGGGAGCCGTCTAGGCTCACTGGGATGACCGGAACGTACTCGTGGATCTCTGCGCTCTCAGGGGTAAGCCATCCGCCGTCCGTGGACCAGTACCATCCGTCTTCCGGATCCCTGACAGCAAGGGAGCCAACCTCCATGTCCCTCTCGCCGCGCACTCCGGTGAGGCGGCCCTCTGCGATCATAATCAGCGGCTCAGTCGGCCAACTCTTGCTACTCATTACTGCATCCTTTCTATTGAGCTCTGCCGTCTGTCAGAAGGGGTGAGTGTCTGCCGGGTGAGAACTCCCACCCCACGGATCGCCCGCCGCGGGCGCCGCAGGCGCCTGCCCACCACGCCCAACCTTCTTGACTGTTGCTTGTGCACTCCTAAGGGAGGGGCCAATGTTGTGGACTGTCATCTCTACACTGGTGCGCTCACTCCCGTCCTTCGCAGTGTAGGTGCGCTGCTTGAGGTCGCCCCTAGCGATGACCCCCGCACCCTTGGTGAGCGACTCCCCAATGTTCTCCGCGAGACCAGCCCACGCCGAGCACCGCATCCACAGGGTCGCCTGATCCTCCCACTGGCCCGTCTTGCGGTTGAGCGCTCGCGGGGTGCTTGCGATGGTGAAGCTGGCGACTGCTGTGCCGCTGGGGGTGAAGTGGATTTCGGGGTCTTGGGCGAGGTTGCCTTCGATGGTGATGGTGGTGTCGTTAGCCATTGGGGTTCTCCTTCTCGGTGGGCTTGACGAGTTTTTCGATGTCGTGCTTGTGGACTCGGATGGTTCCTCCGACCCAGAAGCGGTTGATGTGGTGTTTGCGGAGGAGGCGGTCGAGTGTTCGAACGCTTGTTCGAAGGTAGTCTGCTGCCTCCTGTTTGGTCATTAGAATGTCCATGGGTAGTTGCTTTCTCGGATGATGGCGGCTAGGTCGCGTGTTGTCATTGTAACCCATTGTTGGTCAGGTGCAGTCACGCCTCGTCGTTTGTGGACTATGATGCCTGCTACTGCGCCGAGGTTGTCTGCTTCTCGGTGGGCTTGGTTGGCCCATGCGGGGAGTTCCATGCGTGAGGTGTCTTTGCATTCGATGGCGATCTTGTGGCCTCGTATGTTGACGCCTGCGATGTCTCCCCTGTCTTTGGCTCCGTGCTTGGGGGCGCGGTCGATGCGGTCGTCGTTGAGTGCCTTGGCTAGGTAGTTGGCGATGACTCGTTCGAACCGCGCCCCTGCAGCGCGTGCGCTCTTGTGGTTTCTGGTCACCCTGTCATTCTAATGTGCTGGATGATCTCCCTGTATGCGTTGAGCGCTTCCTGGGTGTGCTCGCTGTGGCGGGCGAGCAGTCTGCGCTCGAGTGTCTTGACCTGCTTCTCTGCCTTGACGGCACGCCTCTCCGCCTTCTCCCACTTGCAGAAGAAGTAGACGGAGTGGGCTGCGAGTGCTGCCATAATGGCCAGCGAGATGATGTCGCGCATTACTGTGTCTCGCCTTTCTCGTAGGCCTTGATGTAGGCGTCGGTCTTGGCGCGGAGGATGCCGAGCTTCTCTGCGAGGCTCAGGTCCTCCTCGTCTAGGGTGTGGCTGGCTTTCTGCTTCTCGTAGAGGGCCTTCCACTTGCCTGCCTCTGCGTGGGCCTTGTAGACCTCTTTTCGGAGCTCGTTGATGTCCTGTAGGGCTCCGAGGCAGGCTCCAACGGCGATGGCCCCGATGGTGGCTACTGTGATGAATGCGAGCACTGCTACCTGGTTCATGCCGCCTCCTTTGTGTCTGGTACGTGAAGGATCTTGTATGGCCCGTACCATTCGGGCGGGGATGGGAAGCTTCCCCCGTCTACGCGGGCGACGGACCACTTGCCGCTCGGCCTGCGCTGCCATGCGACGCCCTCCCTGTCGAGGAGGACTGTGCCGTTTGGGAAGTTGTAGTCGATCATGTCGATCACGACGGACGTCATGTTGTCGTCACTCAACGTAGCCCCCTTCCGGCAGGTAGACGAGCCTGTACGGCCCCAGCTCGGGTGGCGGGGAGGTGTAGCCTTCGTCGAAGTCCCACATGTGGTGCCAGCCTCCGACGCCGAACAGCTGCCACGCCTCACCGTGGGCGTCGACGAGGATGGTCTTCTCGGGGAACCCGTGCTTGACCGGGTCTACTTGCGGGTTGTGCATGAACCTGAAGTCCAGCTTCTCACTCATGCTGCCCAGCCTCCTTGTCGACTGAGACCATCCATGCCAACGCGAGGGCGCCCACCTGGACGATCTCCTTGATGAGCTCGGCCTTGTGGCCGGTGTCGTCTGAGTTGTCGTAGGTGAGGGCGGCGGCAACCTCTCCCACCTCCTCGGCTAGTGCCCAATACTTGTCGCCGTCTGGCACCTCAGGCAGGTCGAACGTGTGCCCGGGGTGCTTGCGCTTGGCCGCCTCGAACTCCTCCTTGTAGAGCTCCATGCGGTTCTCGACCTCTAGGGTGCGGAGCATGTCGTCCGCTGCGAGGGCGGCGAACATGAGGTCTACGCGGCGGCCGCGGAGTCGTCCCGAGCCGGGCCCGAGCTGGCGTGCTATTGAGCCGACGCTCTGCATCATGCTGGCGTGGGCTAGGAAGAGGTTGGTCTCGCAGCGACGGTTGGTCCTCAACATGCAGTCGAATGGGTGCGTCATTGTGTCTCCTTAGTTACTCGCAGCAGTCTTCGAAGCCGTAGGGGCATCCGGGCTCGTAGCCATCGTCATCGTCGTCATCGTCATCGTATTCCTCGAAGGGTGCCTCGAAGTACCTGTCGATGATTCCCATGAAGACGCCGTAGGTGGGGGCGGTTGCCTTGTTGCCTCGCTGCGTCACCCACCCCCTGATGGTGCGCTGCAGGACCCATCCGTCGACCTCTACGATCGACCTTGCGGGCAGGAAGTCGAGCTCGTACTCGTCGAGCGACGTGCCTGGCGTAATCGTTACTCCGTGCCGGAATGCGCTGCGCCGCTCTCTGTCGAGTTGCTTGCTGGTCCATGTGTGTCGGGATGCGGCGTAGATTGCCTTGATGATGGAGATGGCTTTCTGTATATCTGGAGCGACAGCCACCAGTTCGTCGGCGTCATTGTAGATTTCTACGTTGCTTGTGTCGGTGTGCATGGCAACCGAGTAATCTGAGTCGATGGAGCGCAGCAGCTCGACCTCCTCGTCTGGCAGCAGCTTGCTTCGCATCGCAGGAGAGGTGACTACTCCTTTTGCCTGGTCGTACCGAGTGCCAGGGTGGATGGGAATGTGTACCGTCGACCCATCGTGCCAATCTTCTGGGAACCTAGCCATGATTTCTGTCTCCTTGAGGTGTGAGTGTGTATGTTTTGCCGTCCCAGTAGGTTACTGGGAACGAGTCTGCGGATTGCCACCACGGGAGTGACCATCCATTGTCGTGGGATTGTTCGCGATGGGTTTCCACCCATCCGTGGCAGCCTTGGACTCCGTCACCACAGAGGAGAATGAGATTGTCTGCTCTGTTGATTGACGGGTCCTTAGTGCCCCCCATTCCGCGAGCGCGGCGGTGCTGAATGCTGTATATCCAGTTGGTGACGTATCGGCCGCACCGGACGCACCTGCCGTTGTCGCGCTCGAATACTAGGCGCCTGGTTTCTTGGGACGGCCCTGTATTCTTGCGCCGACTTACTCTCTTCAGCGGCCTAGATAGACTCACTGTGGCCTGCCAAGGCTGTAGTGGACCTGCAGCCAGGCCTTCAGCATTTCAGGGTCAGGCGTGCCGCCATCCGCAATGTAGGCTTCCTTGGTTTCGTCAAGGTCTAGATTGTGGGCCTTGCAGAATGAGTTGATGATGTCTGCGCACTCCTGCCTGGGGTCCCTGTTCCGCTGGGAACCCCCTATTCTCTTGGGATACCCCTGTTCCGCTGGGAACCCCCTATTCTCTTGGGATACCCCTGTTCCGCTGGGAGACCCCATTGTGACCGATCCGCTCAGTGTGCGGAGGAGGTCCGTGAGGGCCTCCATCATGCTGTGGCCGGCAGACTGGGTGTACAGCTGCTCGTCCTCGTAGGTGAGGAGGTAGTCGACGATCACGAACTGGTCCTTGATAAGGACCGTCGTCGGCACTATAGTGACCCCACCATCGAGAAGGGCCCCCGCAAGCCTGTGGATAAAGCTGTGATTGTCTGCGATCGACTCCGTCTGTCCTTCGTTTGTCTGCGTCTGTCCCGCTGTTGTCTTAACCTGTCCTTCGTTTGTCTGCGTCTGTCCTTCGTTTGTCTGCGTCTGTGTACTCCTGACTAACTTGACCGCCTTGCGGACCTGCTTCCGGAGCTCGGGTGCGTCTGTCATGACTCCTCCTTTCCTGGGAGCCCCCTATTCTCTTGGGACCCCCCTTTTTGGCTGTATTGGTGCGGTTCGCTGGGACTCGGCCGTGCCGGAACCCCCCGCGCACCGCGGAGCGGTGTGCTCTCCCTTCCCCCCTTATACAGAGAGGAGGTCTTCTTGTTGGTTGGGTGGGTCTTCCCACTCCCCCTTCCCCACCAGTGTTCTTGGTCACATGGAGGCCACCCGGGCGCTCGCGGGCACACCCGCCACCCGCCCGGCCACAAGACCCTCGAACCCCCCAGGGTTCATGCCAGCCGCCTGCACCGCAGTCATCCACGGCTCACGACACAAACCCGAAAGGAAACCAGAGACAACCTCCGAGACCACATCCCCATCACGAGACCACCGGAAACCACCACCGCGCTCGCGGGCTCCTGCGATTCGCCCAATGGTCTGCGTGACGTCTACAGCCTCGTCACCAAGCAGTAGAACCTGGAAAGCGACGTTAGCTCCACGCCCCGGCGGCACGTAAACCACCAGCCACCCACCAGCCTTCAGGGCCCGGCGAATCAACCGCAACTGGCCAATAGCCAAACCAACATTCGTGGACCAAACCACCACAACAAAATCCTTCCTATCCTGCTGGGAACCCCCTATTCTCTTGGGAACCCCCTATTCCACTGGGAACCCCCTACTCTCTTGGGAACCCCCTATTCCACTGGGAGACCCCTACTCTCTTGGGAACCCCCTATTCCACTGGGAGACCCCTACTCTCTTGGGAACCCCCTACCCACCACCAACCACCCGGCCAGCATCAAACACCACAAGACGAAACAACGGAGAAGCGCTCGCGGCTAGTTCGTGGCTGTTGAGGAACATGTGGGTGTCCTTTAGTCGCCACCATCCGGCTTGCTTTTCCCATTGGCCGCCTTCGTTGTCGTGGACGATGGTGCCGTCGCCGGCTGCGATGAGTTCGTCGGTGGATACCATCTCGTACTCGTACGGCTCATGCATCGCGCTCGAGCTTCGAGATCCGACGTTCGATGTACTCGACGGCCTTGCGCAGATCGACGATTCGACGATTCGATGCGCCTTTTCGGCCGTACCTGGTGAGGTACTTGGTTGCGTTCCACAGGAGTGGATCGTCTGGGAAGAGTGCGTCTAGCACGTCCCATGATTCGATCATGTCGGTGTCCTGTGGTCCTCCCTCTCGTACTATCGCGTCTCCTAGCCACGTGTAGTGGGTTGGGGATTTGACGTCGTCGATCGGTAGCGCGGTTATGGTTGCGGGCTCTAGTAGCTCCTCTGTTGTCTTCATGCCGTCCTCCCAGTGGATCGTGGCGGTGGGTGCCGTTGCCTTGCGGGCATGCTCGTGAATGACGAGCACTCCCTCTCCGAAGATCGCGTTGACGGGAGTCACGTGCTCGGGATAGTCGCGCAGGATGACGGTGCCGCCGGCGGGCTTGTGGGCCTTGGCCCACATGACGTGGCGGTCCCTGTCGGTCCCCTCGACCCACTCCCAGATGATGGTGCCACCCCCTAAATGCTGGTCCCATGCCCCTGCTGCGGTGAGTGCGTTGAAGTCCAGCGTCGTCGTGCCCAGCCAATCCGAGTCGACGGTGATGGTGATCCCGGCGGCGGGAGAGACTAAGCAGGGCTGGATGTCGTTATCGATGTGGATGTCGTTGAGGGCGACGAAGATGTCCTCGTCGCCTACGTCTGCGTTGGCTAAGTCGTCCGCACTGAGTGCGGGCCGTACGTTGGCCATAGCTCCTCCTATCTCAGGCCCACGGTCTCTCCGTGGCGCCTAGGTGAGCGCACGGGGTGGTGCTCAGCCTTCCCCTATGTGTAGTTGGTACTCATACGGTCCCGTGCGCTCGCCTAGGTGGGGCAGTGCTCCTGCCGTGCCGGGTGGTGTGGTGGCCGTCCGGTCGCCGGGCTGCCCACCTAGGGCGTCTCTCTGTGTAGTTCTCAACATGCTTGCCCATGCGTTATTGAGCGGCTGTCCGCGTTTCTGCGGGGCTGTCCTCTAGGTGAGGCGGGGGCGCACGAGCGGCGGAACCACTCGTCCGATCGTGCGCGGCCGTCCGTCCTAGCGGCGTCGTGTGCTTGTCTCCAGTCGCATCACCCCACGAGCGCTTCGGCGATGACCTCGACGACCTGGCCGACCGTGTTGCACGTGTGCTCGGCTCCGTCGATCGTCACGACCCAGTAGTGTTCGTAGCCGCCGGGGGTGGGGTGACTGGCGATTTCGGCCTGGGTATCCTCTGTAGCTCCGTTCGGGAGGATGCGGAGCGCGTTCCCCAGGGGGCTGCTCGCCCCAAGCCACTCGTCCGCCATGGCGGCCAACCCGTGCTCTTCTAGCGTCTCTACCGCAATCCGAGCCTCGTTGGCAGTCACTCCCCTGAGGGTGAGCGAGATGCCGTAGTGGTCAATGATGACGTCCGGGCTGAACATTGTCGTCATGTCCACCTCTACGTAGGTTCCGTCGCTGCTGCGCCACGCGGAGTGGGTCATCCCGCTGCCCCATGGCTCAATCTCCCAGCCTTCCGGCCCCTGGGCCAGCGCAGCGTGGTACTCGCCGTACGGGCTTGAGGATGCGACGAACTGACGTGCTAGGTCTCGCGAGCGGCCAACCTCAATCTGGATGTAGTTGATGTTCCCGTGGTAGTCCTCTAGGCGGATCGTGTTTAAGTCGAGGAGCGTAAGCACCGCTCCATCCATGATGAGTGCGGGGCTGCCGTGGTAGATGCCTTCCTCCAGGTGGTCGGCTAGTTGTGGGTAGTCTTCCTCGACGAGTGCAGTGATCGCTTCGCGGAAGTTCTCTGTGGTGTTCATGGTGTCTCCTAAGTGGTTGTGGTGGATCGTGCCCCCGGACGGACTCGAACCGCCCGTGCGACCATCGGGGCTGCCCTAAAGTTGGGCCTAGAAGCAAGTCATGATGTGAGCGACCATTTCGGGCCACTCGTTCCAACTGGTGGCCTCGACGCTCAGGGCATCCACTACGGTCCACGGTCCGTCGCCCGTGACGGTCGCGACCACGTCAGTGCCGCGCACGATGACGGCCGCGTCCCGATCGGGCGCCACGGAGATCTCGAGGACGTCGCTGAACTCTCCGATCGCGTCGACATAGTTGTCGATTCCGTACTGCTCTGCGAGTCCCTCAATGAGGGTGTCCAGGTAGATGCCGCGGGTCGAGATGGCTTCCAGGATTCCGCCGACCTGAGTCCAGTCTGCTGCGGGGAGATCGATGGCCGGGGCGGTCGGGTCCACATCCATCGCGATGTAGGCGAGGCAGTCGGACGTGAAGGAGATGTCAACCTGTGCAGATCCGGCCTGGCACTGCAGGACGACGCCGCTAATGCCTTCGCGGTAGGCGCTCAGGTCGCTGACGACCGACTCCCAATCCTCGAGACCATCGATAGCGTCGTGCGCGGCCTTCGCGGCCGGGTCGCCTTCCGAGGCCACCCACAGCGCGAGGAGGGTGAGCGCGTCGTCGTCGACTGGACCATCGAACCGGTCTGCATCGGTGACGTCGGTGCCTTTAGTCACTCCCCAGATTCCCTCATCGCAGCCGACGAGAATGACTCGCCGCCGCCTGTTGGCGCTGTAGACCGTGATCGCCTCGTCCTCGTCTTCTCGGACGTACACTCCGTACCCGATGCTCTCGAGGGTGCCGGTCAGTGTGTCTGCTGCGTCCATGTAGTCGATGATGCTCATTGTGGTTCCTTTCTTGCGGGGCGTCGGCCCCGGTTGCTGATGCCCCAACTATAGACAGGTTGAGACAGCCTTCGTCAACCCCAGATAGTGTGACCCTCACCATCGAACACTTGTTCGACTCTCGCACGCCCCCACGCGCGCACGCACGCCCCCACGCGCGCGCGCACGCCCCCACGCGCCCCCGGGAGGGGGCACGACCGCCGCCACCCCCCGCCGGGGCC